AAACTAATAAAAAAACTAATAAAAAAATACCAAATCATAAAAAATCAAGAACACATAGAATGCCTAGAACAGTTCGTCCACCAATGGATGCAAACATTGAATTCAATAATATACATGATAAAGGCGAAATGATAAAACTTCAATGTAGTCCAAAAGTGAACCAAAAAGAATTTTCTTGTTATGAAGATGAAACATTATATAAATTAAGAGACCTTTGGAATGCTAGACATGAAGATAATCAAATTATAACAAATGATACTAGAGAAATTTGGTTTAGATTAAAAGAAAATATGAAAGGTGTATGCAATAAAGAATCATGTTGGTTGAAACAAAAATTTGTAGATGGTAAATTAAACAAAGAATTAAAATCATCATTTGCGCCACAAGCACCTAAGGAATGGAAAAAGAAACCAAATGATTGGCTCTCTAGTTTAGAAATATTAGATGTAATGAAACAATATGAAAAAGCATATAAATGTTTTGAATTTATTGGACCGTCGCCTATTGATTTTGATGTAAAGAAAATGTATGGTGAATGTGTATGGGATGAATTATGTAATTTCAGTGTTGCTGAACAGTTGAAAAACGGTAAAACAAAAATTGGAATGGTATTTAATACAGACCCACATACAAAAGAAGGAGAACATTGGATAAGCATGTTTGTTAATATAAAAAAAGCTGAAATATTTTATTTTGATAGTGCAGGTGATAAAATATTGCCAAAAATAAATAAATTAGTAAAAAGAATTATTAAAGAAGGTAAGAAAATGAATCCACCAATTGATTTCAAATTTGACCAAAATTATCCAGTAGAACATCAATATGGTGAGTCCGAATGTGGTATTTATTGTATTTATTTTATTGTTCACATGTTAGAAGATAAAATAACTGCTGAATATTTAAAAACCCACATTATAAATGATAAGTATATGGAAAAATTTAGAAAAATATATTTTAATAAAGAAGAATTATAAAGAACATAATAATGTGTAAATTATGTAAGATAAATTATATAAAAAATAAACCATATATAATTTATGACAAATCAATTCAATAATTATGAAAATATGATAATGTTATGGGAAATAATTCATGATTTATATAGTAGTGATGCAGAAAAACAAGGCAAAACTATACCTTCAACAGTAGAATCCAGTATAAAGGAAAATTTCATAAAAAATTCAAATAACTTTCTTGAAAATGCTATTAAATCCAACTCCCAAATGGATTTGCTTACTTTGAATAAAATATTTATTTCTAATTATGTAAATAACATAAATAATACAAATAATACAAATAATACAAATAATACAAATAATACAAATAATACAAATAATACAAATAATACAAAAAAAGAAACAGCAATCACAATAAAACCTCTTAAAATAGAAAAATCAGAACCTGAACTCATTACATTTGAAGAGATTCAAAAAAATAGAAGAAGTCAATTTGAAGAGACATTAAAATTGAAGCAGAAAGATTTTGAAGATTCTATGAAAAATTCTCTTCCAGAACCAGTTGAATTCAAAGTTAGTAATATTGATGAACCAATTGGAGAGATGGAAGAATTAATTGCACGCACAGTTGCACAAAGAAATTTTGAAATAGAACAAATACATAATCAATATGCAAATCCAAAAGATGCTGAGAAGTGGCTTCAACCTCAAGAAACTTCTCTACAATCTGAAAAAATGCCTATTAAAGCAGGTTCAATAGACCAAAGATATGAAATATATCCTGAATCAAATTCATTCAATAAAAACTCCACAACATTAATAAAGGATGATAATAAACATGTTACTTGGGGAAATAATATTACATTTAATATTGAAGAGAGAAATGAAACCGATAAAACAACTTCTACTATATTTTCTAAATTAAAAATAAGAAAATTTGAAAAACCTGATCCAGTGTCAAAGGATAATAATGAATTAAATGACAATAATGATGAATTAATGCAAATTATAAAAAATCTTCAAGAAGATGTAGGTAATCTTAAAGATAATTTGAAAAATATAAATACAATATTAGGACAACTTTTAGAAAAAAATTGATAAAAGATTTAAAAATATAAATAAATGTATACTATAATTAAAACAAATGAAGTTCAATTGGATTGTACTTTATTTCATCAATTTCTTCAATTCCATGAGAATAATAAGTTCTTTAAGCCCTTTTAAAAATATAATATTTAATCCTTGTTTACATTCTAAAAAACTTACAAAGTGTGATTTTATGAGTGATAAAGATAACAGTTACTACGAACTTTTCAATTACAAAGATGTAAAAACATCAAAACATATGGACTTTACTAGTAAAATGAGTATTATTAATAATAAAGGTTTACAAAATCAAGATAAATTAAAAACAGAAGCACCAGAATTCATTATATATTGTGAGGATTGGTCATGTGGAGAAGTGGAATGGGAATTTGCAAAAAATGAAGATAAACGCATTTACACATTAATTATTCCTCCAACTAAAAATAAAAGGTATTTATCAAATAATAATAATAATTATGATAATAATTATGAAAACAACTTAAAGAAAATAATGGCTGTATCTTCTGGATTAATTCGCGCACTTTATGAGGATATTGTTAGAATAGAAACCATTTTAGATAAATTGCATAATATTGATTTTGTACATTATATCAGTGAAACTTCATTAATAGATGCATTCACAATATCATTTATTGGTATGTTATCTTTGGGATACAAACAAAGCATAAAAACAGAACTTTATATCTTGAAGTCTCAAACAATAACGAAAAAAGAATTAACATTGACAGAAATAGAAAATTATTTAAAATTGCAAAAAATTATTAAAACATTTGCATTTTGTTTATTATTAATATTTACTAAAAATGTCAAATCAGTAGAGTAAAAATTACACTTTTATCAAATTTTCTTGAATACCTTTTCACCTTTTGAATCAATTTCAATAACACCTATTTGTGTTGGTTCCACTTGTGAGTCAACAAGTGCACGTTGATAACTATCATAATCATAAATATTATAAAGTTTTGGACTTAATTTTCGCGCAATATATAATTTACCTTTTAGTTTTAGTTCTTGTCCTCTCCATTCAATTACTTTTTTATTGATTGATTTTACAGTATCTTGTTGTTCATTATTTATAGAAGGAATATACGAAAAATCCCTTGGATTTGCTTCAGGAAATTGCAAACAATGTAATTGTTCCTTGGAACCAACTTTTGAATAAATTGCACAATCAATAGAAGCTTCTTTAATGGATGTTAATAACTTATTAGAAACCTCTTCTTTTATATTAGAAATTTCATAAAGTGCTTCATCACTTGTAAAAGGTATTTCTGCCATTTTTGAATTACTTGTTGTACCAATTGGATACTTTCTTTTGCTCTTATCTTTTAATTTCAATTCAATCGCACCATCACTATCCATCTGAGAAGCAGTAAATGTCATTAAATAAAGAAACACCTCCACAGTTTGTAATGCTTGTGGAAGTGCTTTATGACTGCAAATTCTACGAGCACGACCAACAACTTGGTCAATACGTGCTGGATTCCAATAAGGTTCCATAATATGAACATAACGAGTATTACGAAGATTGATACCTTCGGAACCTGATGCAGTAATCATAAATACTTTAATAATCTCTCCCATATTGTTATTATTTGCAATTTTCTTCAGTTCTTGTGTAAGTTTACTACCTTCAGGCCAATCACCATTATAAATATTACGAATCATTTCTTTTTCTTCAGCAGATTCTGTTCCAGTATAAAGAGCATATGTAGGTTTACCACGATTTTCTGGACTAATATCTAACTCCCAATCACCTGTTTCATCTTTTCTAATTTTGAATTGTGTGAAACCATTATAATCCAATACTAGAGTAAAAATACCAATACCTTCTAATGTTCTGAATTGACTATATACCAAATGATTACCTAAATGGTCAGGGTCTTCAATATTTTCTAATATATTTAAATATTTAGGACTGTATTTCTCTAATGCACTTTTGCTCAAATATTTAGATGCATTCTTTTTCAAACAATCAAATGCAGCTTCAATTCTCTTGAGATAACCAGCATCTCCAATCTTTTCAAGCACTTCATCTCCATCATGATCCATATCTTCTTCTTCTGTCAAATCACGATTCTCATTGCTGGCAGGAGGTTTTCCAAAAATTTTTTCAAAAGATTCAATTAACTCTTTAAGACGCTGTTCACCAAGTTTGCTTTGTTCTTGTTCATAAAATTGGTCTACTGTCAGCTCTGGAACTACTTCAGCTGCAGATTCGCCCTTAGGACATTCAAATGGTTCGGTTTCTTGACCAGCTCTTATTGGAACTGGGCGACCTGGGGGCCTTGGCATGACAAAGTTGCAATAAAGACGAGAGAAAATACGATATGTAGAAGAGGGTTCTTTATAAATACCATTTTCGTCTATTTTCCCCTTCTTCTTCTTGTTTTGATTTTCTTGTTCTCTCTCTGCTTCTCTCGCCAATTCATATATAACAAATTGGTAATCACTCATTGGAACCTTTATAACTTTGAAATCAACAAGTTTTTCATATCTTGGAAGTAATTCTTCTTGTGCACTTTTATAATAAGATGTAAGACCCATAATACGGCGTTTAAATAAATCGCTATTCTTGATTCCACCTTTTTCAACATCTACAAATAAATTCAAAAAATCATCTAATTTATCAGGCAAACCCTTGAACATATGAATTTTAATATTACTCGTTATTACTTCAATACCAGCATCTCTTAAAATTTTAATTATTTTTCTTTCAAAATCACTATCTGTTTCTTGACCTCTTTCTTTAAAAACTTTTTTTCCAGTAATAGCATCTTTTCTCTCTTTATCTTCATTTGATACTCCATGATAACTTCCATCTTTCTTTAATTTACTTTCAAACCCAAAAGGATTACGAGTAATCATAAGTTTCTTATTAGATGCACTATATTCAATATAATCATGTAACTTTTCTTGTTCAAAAATTCTCTCTATTTCAGATTGATTTACCTTTCCACTTGTTTTCACATCCAGAGGAATTTCCCATGTTTTGATATATCCTCTTAATATATTGAACATAATACCTAACTCATTTGGATAGTTTATAATTGGAGTACCTGAAAGCAAAACTATCTTTGCATTTTCTGCCCGAAGTAACATTTCATAAAGTATCAAAGAGAGAAATATACTCACTCTCTCTCTTTTCCCATTTTTATCTAAAGGAATTTCTTTTTCCTTAGATAATTTATTCACTATTCGGCTTACAAAGTTATGTGCTTCATCTATAATAACAACAGAATTATCAAATATATTTCTCTCAAAGTTATCAGAAAGAATGCGGAATTTATCTCTCCTCAAACCATTATAATTAATAAATTGATACTTTGAATTAATCATTTCTTCTAATTGTTCATTCAAACTTTTCTTTTGTACTGAAGAGAGACTATCATAATTTGCATCAGACTCTTTTGCATTCACTAACCATGCTCCCTTATTCTTAGCAATATATTCTACTGGTATATTGAGAACACTAGAGAGAGTTTCTAATGTTTCTGGATTAGCAGCTGTTGAAATCCATTCCCAATATTGATTTTTCCTGTAGAGAGGGTCGCCTCCCTTTTTCAGCTCCTCTATATAATTTCGGCGAAGAGAGGCTGGCAACATAATTATCACTTTTTTAGCACTCTTCATTCCCTCTGCAATTGCAATGGATGAAAGCGTCTTACCCGCACCTAAACCAAAATATAAAAGAAGACCACGATAAGGTGTATATAAGTTCAAGTAATCACGGACAATTTTTTGATGGGTTAATAATGTTACATCTTCACTTAGATTACCAATAGTATCACAAGTAACTGGTTCATCATCATTTATTACCTCATCTCTATATCCTTCAAATAATGAATTGATAAAACTGACAAATATTTCACGATTATTCATGTAATAACTGCTAACTTTATAAATAACATTTGGTTGTTTTGGCGGTAAGCGTTCAATAACACTTTGACCATCAATTTCTACCCATTCTTCTGGACTCAAAACAACAATCCCTTTTTTGGGTTTTGAAGTACGACGTTTTCTAGGACCTTTAACCTCTTCTTCTGCTTCTGCTTCTGCTTCTGCACCCAAATCTTCAACCTCAATACCAGGCGCCTCTTCTTCATCTTCAATTAATTTCAAAATTGGCTTCTTTTTAAGTTTTTTAACTTTAGGACGAATAATTATAATTTCTTCCTCTTCTATTTGAGGAGCTCCTTCTTTTTCAATAACCTTTACTTTAGAAAGATTTGTCCTTTGAAGTCTTGCGCGCAAATTAGCAATATCAAAATCATCATGGTCTTTTCTTACATCAGCAATTTTTATATTTTGAATTTGTACCTGTGGATTTTCTTGAACAGGAACATTTATTTTTATTTTCTTCATGGCTTGCTGTTCAGTATTTGGCTTCGCCCTTAATTTTGATTTGAATGATTCTAAAGGATTGTAACTCATCACTTATATAAATTCAATATATTTATTTGTATGAAATTTCTTCAAATAAATATATTTATAACTATATTATCAAATATCTAATTTTCCTAATGCTTCATTACAAGCTAATTGCTCTGCTTTACGTTTAATTTTATGTTGTCCCTGACCTAAAAATAAAAATATTTTACCTTCATTTGCATTCATATATTCATTTACTGCAGAAAAAGTTTTCAGGTCATCAATATGAATTGCATTACTAGGTATCATATTATAAATATGTTGTCCAACACATAAATAAACACCCATTTTATATCCATTTTCAATATCATGTTCAATTTCTAAATAATGAGGAGTAACCTTAAATTCTTTTTGTATTTTCACTTGCAAAATATTTTTATAATTATCATCATTTTGAATAAGAGCAATCCAATCTATATGCTTCTCAAAAATTGCCTCTACAAATTTCTGTGCCATTTGAAATCCTGGACCAGTTACAAACATATTTTGAAACCATCCTTCATCATCATTAACAACAATTTTATTAAAATCTAAAAAAAGTGCACCCAAAAATGCCTCAAAAAGACAACCTAGTTTCTTCAAATTTGTTCTTATTTTCTTTTCCTCTGCATGTTTTGATAAAATCAACCATTTATTAAGATGCATTTCCATGGCAATTTTTCCAATTGCTTCATTTTTAACAATGGCAATTTTTTTTTCTGTCATAAATCCCTCATTCTCTTTAGGAAATCTACGATATAAATAATATTTAGTAACCAATTCTAATACTCCATCACCTAAAAATTCTAACCGTTCATTTGATTTTGTTTTTAATGATAAACAATCATCTGGTTGCTCTACAATAATAATATTTTGTAATGCATTTTCAAAAAATGGA